AATAGTCGTCGTCATCCATATACACCAAGATTTCACCGCGCGACTTCTCGTGAAGCAAGTTGCGTTTTTTTCCAAGTGTCATTTTAGTTTCGTATTTAAAATACTTAACACGAGGGTGTGACGCAATAAGATCTTCAATTGGATCTGTCCCATCATCGATAATAATCCACTCCATGCGGTCATGTGGATAATCTTGTGAGTTAAAACAGGTAATCATGGCATTAATAAATGGCCGACGATTGAATGTCGGCGTACAAACACTGACAAACGGATATTTCTTAAAATACTCGGGAGATGATTTCTCTACGGTCGTGCTCTGTGCCGACAACAATGAGGTTTTGTTTTTTCCACCCATTTTATCGTATAAATGAATATAATACTTCTTATACGATATTATTTATGTTCTTTCTACCCACCCCAATTTTTTATACTGTTAAAAAATTCCATAATCCCATTCCAGTAATGTGTTAAATACAATATCAACAACATAAGAATGACGATCGCTGCGACATTTATGTCCAAATACTCGAACGCATAAAACATGAGCGTCAAATTAAAGAAGAAGAATATAATCGGAACATAACGTGAATATAACTCGCGGTATTGGTCCCAATGAAGAAGAGGATAAATAAAGAAGGTGCCGATGAATTGGACGAGTTGAACAAAATAAGAGATCACTGGTAAAATACCAAGCCCAAATCCGGTAAATAATGACCATAATGAACCGCCTATAAACTCTTTACGATTATCTGTTGGGTTCAACACCATCCCGATAACTGTAGTAAAAAATGGCCCACCCATCAGCATAAACCCAACAAATAGAAGAAACACAATCGGCATAAAAATAATAAGGAGCGGCGATACGACATCATATAGTTCTGTTGGTATTGCGTGTGAGATTTTCGTTATTTTATCGAATACATAGAGCATCATCGCTCGGTCGGATGAAAATGAAAATATGAATGCGTTGTTAATCCATTGCTTGAAACGTGCCTTAATGAAATCCCAATTCAGAAGATTTACCTTCGTAACACCTTCATCTACACTATCATTGACCATATCTACATCTTCTCTGGTCAAACAGAACCATTTGAATACGTATGTATCTATCAGAATAGCGGCTTTGAGGTAGATTTTTTTGCCGGTTTCGATTCTAGGTTCATCGGCGATTCCACCGAATTTATCGTCACATTTCTCCGCATCACATGATGTATATTCACTCGTATAACAATACGGCCATTCATGTCGGTCAGTCGGAAATAGTTTATTTAGATTGAGTCCATTATTGCGAATACTCTCTGGTGTAGAAAAAAAGAGAATATTCACACATATCACCGAAATGATTAGGGTTTCAATAAAAAGTGTCAATACGCTTAATCCAAACTCTTTAAGTGCGGCTATATCGAAAAGTGATTTCGGGTTTGCCTTTTCTTTTTTAGGGGTCGATTCCTCCTTCGCATTTTTGTCGTTGTCGTTGTTGTTGTTGTCGTTGTTGTTGTTGTCGTTGTCGTCGCCGCCGAACAGTCCGCCGACATTGCTAAAAGCGCTACTTTCTTCTTCATCGCCACCGCCACCGCCATCGTCTATATTAGTTTCTTCATCATCCGCCATCGTATATGTATTGTAGTTATATATACGATATAATAATTTTGGCGCGACTCACGTCGCTTCCATAACTCCACCTCGCGCGGTGCGCTCAGTTCCGCTATTCCGCTCCGTGAATTGTTCGTATTTAGCAAGGTCACATGAGGCACGGTAATTGGCACAGGCGCGGTGTGGAGTAACGGAACCGACGCATCCCGGCGGTGGTTCTACGGAATCACCGCGCGTACATCAATCCACAATTACCCGATACAAACGTCAGTACATTATACCTCTCTTCCAATATATGTAAATCATAATTATAGAGATAAATATTCACATTCGGTTTATTCATACCAATAATCTCTCGTGTGTTCGGATTACAAATCACTTTCACTTCCGCCGCAGAGTCTAGTGGCGGATATATAGTAGCCATTTCCAATTCGATTTGATTAAACTTGCTCATATTAATTGCCCCACTTGGTTGTAGTTCAAATGGGTCTGAATTCAGGCAAAAGTTGTAACAATAAATCCCTGGTTTTGCGCTTCCTTTCGTGCGCGTGTATTTTTCAATATAATTATAAACTCCTGCGTCCATTAAATTCTCTCGGTATTTCCCATTCAGAGAGATTCCCAACGTCTGTAAAATATCGCGCTGGTTCTCTGATTGAAAATCACCTGTAATATGAAGTCCAGTGAGGCGTTTATCGCGCGGGTTGATACCTGGACCAATACCATTTTTGGGACCATTTTTATCAAAGAAATAGCGGTCATTTGCGAATGCTGGATTAAGGTTTCCACTAAGATCGGTCGTCTTCCTCACATCTTCACTAAACGCTGATGGGCGCCAGTCATCATCAATCGGCGCTGGAATAATATCATACGGCAAATAACCATAGGGCCAATTCGTATAATTGCTCCATTCATTTCGCATATTCACATCACTCCTCTGAAAAAACATCGTCCATGAAGCCACCATTCCCATCGAATTCTCTATTTTGATTTTTCGATTACCAGTTACGTCATTGAACACCCAATCATAATACGACTTAATCAAGTATTTTTGTTGGTTGGCAGCGAAGACTTTGGATTCTTCATCCGAGAGAAAACAATATGTCGCCATTAAATGAACATCCGCATTCCAGTCGGTGCGAATGCTCGGATATGAATTGAGAGATAAATCAATACTAGGTGGTGGGTATAAAAACCGCCACATCTGGTGAAGAGGATTCGTGAAATCAGGCTGGACAACCGGCCAGTAGTTGGCAGGATCGCCAACATCACGAATCGTGAATAACTCTTTCACCGGCCGCAGAGTCACATCAATTTGAAGTTGATTATACTGAAGGCAAACGAGCGGAAATGCCATCTTGGATGAGAGCGTAAACCACGCGTTGATAGGAATGTATAACTTTCGACCACGAATCGATGGTTCCGCGCCAGCGACATTACTCGTGCGATATGCGTTCGGATACTGGTTCAATCGCGCACCTGAACAACCTGGATTGTATAACTCAGGAACGTGTCCAGTCATCTCATTATATAATTCCCTCTTGGTATTATCGATGTCGCGCTCTATAATCGACATCAAATTATTACCGGTGAAACGCTGGAGGGTCATTCCACCCACCGAAATCACGATTTCCTTTACCATTTGTGTTCCCAGATTTTCAATCCACCGAAATTCATAAGGCGCCCACATGTCATTTACATTTGCCGGCGGATGAATCGGGCTCCAAATCGACGGCAGTGTAACGCAAATATATGTGTCCATAAGTAGTTCAGCATATCTCGGTATATAGAATGTGAATTTGGACTCTTCTGTCATGCGCAACTTCTTCTGACCATCGAAATCAACTCTAAACTTTTGAAGACCGAAATTCGTATATTTAAGGTATGTGCTTTTGAAAAACGACTTTTTTGGATTACCATTGAGAATAACATTTTGATTGCCTGTAGCGACCAGATTCAATAAACCACCGGTCATTTAGTATATAGTTTATGCGTGTAGAGGGTTAATATTATGTTATATATAACTTTATATAAAAATCTAATATTATATACAACATAATGAAAGAAAATCAGATTGAATTTGTATTCATCGGCGTGATTATAATAGTATTCGCAATATGGAAGATATCAGAGCTCATTAAAACACGTTGTTATCAAGCAAAGGTAATACAGGAGGGATTCGAGGCCGCGTCAAGAGATGCGATGGCTGAAGCAGAAGCAAAAAAAAACCAGCAACCAGAACTTATGACCCAATTAAAAGAGTTAATCAAAAATCACCCAATGACCGAAACGCCAATATTATCCACCGAGAATTTTACAGTTGAAACATCCGAAAATGAAATGACGATTAATCAACGTAAAAAAGCGGCGACAACCTTGGATACATTCGAATCAAAAACGACGACACCTCCTACAACAACGACAACGACAACGACAACTACGCCACCGCCCCCAGTAGCCGCACCAACTACCGATAAACCAATCAACGCAGTAAAAGAAGGGTTAGAAAACATGAATGAAGACACAAAAGAGTTCATTGATAAAAATATAACGTCAATTAATCCTGATGATAGTCAAAGTAAATTCAAGGTGCGCGATTATTATATTAAATCAGCATATAACGCATTCAATCCGGATAAATTCAAGAATTCGAACGTTAGTATGGATGCGCTTTTATATGTCATCGCGCGCGGTTGTCGGTTTATAGACTTCGAGGTGTTTTCTGTGGAAAATCAGCCAGTAATCGCATCATCTTCGGTGAATTCATTCAATTACAAGGAGACGTTTAATCATATTCCGGTAAGCGACGCATTTGAGGTATTGGGAAGTTACGTATTTTCGGGGTCGAAGTGCCCAAATCCAGGCGACCCCTTTATTATTCACATGCGAATGATGTCGCGAAATGTTACCATGTATGATAATCTGGCGAAAATAATCTCTCAGAGTAAAACTATCGCTCGAAACCTCTTGGGTCCAAAGTATGGACGCGAATACCAATCAAAGGATTTAGGGAACGAAGATCTATTGAATTTCAAGGGGAAAATCATACTCATGGTGGATGGAACCAATCAAATCTACCGAAACACCAAACTTTTCGAGTTGATTAATATGAGTTCGAATTCACTTTTTCTCTCAAAATATACATATTTTGGCGTAAAAAATATCGCCGACCCTCAAACATTCAAAGATTCGAATAAGAAAAATATGTGTCTCGTCATTCCAGATAAAGGAGGCCGTCCAATCAATGATGGACACAATGGTCCATTTACATGGGGATGTCAAATTGCGGCGATGTGTTTTCAAGAAGAAGTGCGTGATGAGAAACTCAAAGCATATGAAGATAAATTTGCGTCGGTAGGTTATGCGTTTATTTTGAAACCGGAGGATTTACGGTATGTTCCGATTACGATTGCTCCGCCGGCACCTCCCAATCCGAAGGCGTCGATGGAGGCTCGTCCCGCAGAGGCTGCGGGTGGTGTGAAGATTACCTTGTAATGTAATTCGCTTTGTTCGTTTCGCCAAACCGCAACAAGGGTTATGCTTCAACTAACTCCATAAATTACTCAATCATTTTATTCGCATAGTATGGTCTTAGTTCTTAGATAATGATAATGATAATGATAATGATATCGCAACGAAGACTCCATCTGCTAATAAAATAATGTTAATTCAATGAACACGATATTATTTACGATGATATAGGGCTATTTTATCTAATCATATGTTAGGTATAATAAAAGAGGTAGTATCACTCGAATTTAGTCGATATCCACCATTTCATAGAATCAGACTTACCATTATATGTCGCGTAAAAAGTTCAACCGCGGTGAAAAAGATATGAGCTTTGAAGAAAAGGAACTCGAAATTCTACGTAACACGGTTGATTTGGTTGAAAAACGAAAAGGCCAACAGGTAATACAGGACCCAAAAGTCCAAGAGATTATATCCATCGTCGAAAAATTCATCTCAGTGAAAAAGCTCGTGTGTTATGGCGGAACTGCCATCAATAACATCCTACCCGAAGATGCGCAGTTTTATAATAAAGATGTCGAGCTTCCAGACTACGATTTTTATTCGGATAATGCGCTTGACCATGCGAAGGAACTCGCCGATATTTATTATAAGGCTGGCTACGAAGATGTAGAAGCCAAATCCGGTGTTCATCATGGGACATACAAAGTGTTCGTGAATTTCACCGGAATTGCTGATATTACACAGATGGCTCCCGATTTATTCAAAGCAATCTCTCGTGACGCAATAATTAAAAAAAATATTCGGTATGCGCCGCCCGATTTTCTTCGTATGGCAATGTATCTTGAATTATCGCGCCCAGATGGAGATGTCTCGCGATGGGAGAAAGTACAGAAACGTCTAACTCTATTGAATACGCATTATCCTCTCAAGGGATACGATTGCGATAAAATAGAGTACCAGCGCGGGTTTGACGGTTCCACGAAGGCAAATACGGGGGAAATTAGTATTTCAAAATCGCGGCAGCGGGCGCGGACAATGAAGCGTGGTGGCGGTGGAAGTAGCGTGAAAGCACTCAAACGTAAAGCAGTCAGTCAAATCATACGTAAATATCATGATTTGAGTAAATATATGAAACATTTGTATCATGGGGTTTCAACACATGAAGAGAGTATCGGTGATTTTAAATATACGATAAAGGAGGATAAAGTCACACATAAATATAGTCTGATTGCTACTCGCGAGAGATTGTTTGGTAATGATGATACATTTGTATTGTATTCAATGAAAACACGTGATTTAGATG